CAAAAGCACCACCATCATTGAATTGAACATTTGTATCATTTCCACCTGGACTTCCACTACCGCCTGAAACAGTTTGCCAAGTCCCATCATCTCTTAGATATTTAGTACCTGAATTTTCTAACTTAGGTAAAAATCCGTGTTTAGTAGAACTTGCATTATTTGTTGTAACATCGGTAGTTGATAAGTTTGCATCAGTTACAGTCCAACTTCTATCGGCACTTAAATCATAAGAAGTGCCATTGATAGTTAATGTTCGTGACGTGGGAACATAGCCAGCCAGCGCGGAATTCAAAGCATAGGTGTTTGTATCAATCCCCCAAACTCCAGCCGTGAGTTTCGCCAACCCACTTCCAGCTAAAGGCCCAGTCATGGTCTGTCCGGTGGGGTCAAGATGTAGAGAAAGAGGCTCCGTGATCGGAGCGTAAGTCGACGCCGCAGTCGCGGAAGTTAGGTAGGCCGAGAGATCAGTCGTTTCGTAATAATCGAGTTTTCCGGTGTAGGGGTTATGCCGATAATCCGCGGAAGCCGATGGGGTAATACAGATCAAGGCCAAGAATAAAAAAAGTGTCCGTTTCATACATACTCCAGAAAGAGCACCACCCGAGTATCCCACGCGCCCTTGAGTGAGTAGATCTCAGTGACAATGTCTCCGGTATATTTAAAGAACGAGATAACCCACTCCGGAGAGGACGTTGGCGTCCCAAGTGCGGCATGGCCTAGATAGACAGGTTGCCCGTCTGTTCTCGCGCCAAGATCATATATCTGTCTCTCCCCCGGAAGTTCCCGGAAGAATGCTTCACGCAATCGCATCGGGATTCGGGGCTCCACCAGTATTGGCAAAATGTAATTTGATCTTCTCTATATAACGGGTCTTGAACTCGCGCTTCTCCTGCTCGAGCGCTTGCTCACGGGCGTAGAGAGTCTCGCGGTCGCGGGCGAGTTGACGTTCGCGGTCCTGGAGCGGGGCGAGGCGACCCTCCTCATTCTTGAGTGCTTGGCGCTCCTCTTTGGTCCAGTTCTCGAACTTCACCCGCTCCTCATCAAGCCGGGCGAATTCAGCATCCGCGTCTTTGCGTCGGTTTTCCGCCGCTGTAAGTACCGCGGCCGCGGATTCATACGCCGTACACTTGGACTCACGGGCTATAATCTCTTTCTCCCGAAGATCGAGCTGGCTTAGCTTGGCCGTCGCGTTCGCTTCCTTCACCACCAATGCGTCATAGACCTCAGTGCTCTTTCTTAATATTTCTTTCATCTTAGTAATCCCCCAAGTTGATATTTTGTAGCGCGAGTATCCCGGCCACTACGGCATAATCCGACTCCGTGATCTCGGACTCACTGACAAGCCACCCCAAATATTGCTTCATCATATCGAGGCGTTTCGTGCCGGTCAAGAAGGCGCACAACTTATCGAATTCGTTTCGGACTTTTTTGTTTGAAAACTGCCCCTGCATGAGCGCCCCGAAGAGGGTCTCTTGGAAAACTTCTACCGAAAAAACATCTTCCGGATTCGGGGCTAAGTCTTCTATCAACTCATACCCATACGCCGCTAACTGATCGGCTTTCCACGCGGTATTAGGCGCGGCAGTACGGTCCCCCGAAAGCATTGCAGGACCCTCGACGATTTCTCCGTTTATTTTTTTAATGTACCGCATAACCCCTCCTCAAAGAAGGTTAAAGAACGTACCTTCTAATTTTTCAGTGAGATAACGAACAAGGACAATACCTGAGCCGCCTTTTCCTCCGGGAAGAGCTGTCGCCGCCCCGCAACCTGCACCACCACCTCCAGTGTTGGACACCCCCGCGGCTCCTGCTTGACCTAGATCATTCCCATTCGCTCCTCCGCCTTGGCCGCCGTATCCTGTTCCTTGGGAGTTAGACGATGCGCCTCCACCCCCAGCAAACCAGCCTGCGGGAGATCCCGCTACAGCCGCAAATTGTGGATACTCAATACCGTCGCCTCCAAAATTACCCCCATCTGTACTTCCAATTTCCCCCGCGCCGCCACCGCCGCCACCAAAATATGTGGGGTTCCCCGTTCCGGGTCCTCCTGCGTATCCCTGTCCGGATGTTCCGGCACCCCCCGATCCGGGACCGGTAGACGACCCACCTCCCCCAGAACCGCCAGAACCGCCGTTCCCGCCATTCGTTCCGCCTTTTCCTCCACCAATCGCTGTTAGTGTAGAAAAAATGGAATTCTGTCCGTTTGTATCCGCCGCTCCTCCGTCCCCAACGGTCACGGTATACTCTTGAGGTGTGACCGAGAACTCCGCGCTATAACGAACTCCCCCGGCGCCTCCGCCTCCTCCTCCGCTTATATTCCCAACCGCAGTTCCGCCTCCCCCACCTCCAGCGACCACAAGAACTTCAACTTTTCCGGGCTTTAACACCTTAAATTTTGCTCCGCTATCCGCCAGAACAAACTTATGGATTGTGTAATCCCCTACTACGAAGATTGTTCCGCCCGTCGCTTTCATTACGCCACCGCCGTGATATTAGACGCGAACGCTACAACGCTCCACAAATCATCGGCGAGGTTGTAGATTGCCCCGAAAGAATCAATATGTCCCGCCGCCGTAGAAAGAACAAGCGTCCCGATTTCCGCGCACACTTTAAACTTATTCCCGAGGGTAATCGCATAATTCCCAGACCCCCCTTGTTTTACACGAAAGATCAATTTTTTGCCATCGGTGGGGTTCGTGGGGTTGGCTAAAGTAAATGCCTCTGTCGCCGTTAGCGTAAATACGCCCCCATTTTGCACAAGCGCCGCGTTTACCTGCACCGTAGCCCCAAAAGTTAGGGCCGCTACCTGAGCCCCGATAGACCCCGCCGCGCTTTCTGCCGCAGTTTGCGCCGCTTCTGCCGCCGTTTGCGCCGCTTCTGCCGCGGCTTGCGCTAATAACGCGTTCGCCAACGCCTCTGATGGAAGATCTACGTTTTCTAGTTTTGCCCCTGTCGAATCCCACGCAAGACCTTTTAACGCTACTGGTGCTGGGAGTTCCAGATCCAAAGCCGTAGTGTAAGGGTTCTGGAGAAGCGCACGGGACACCGACTCCTCAAGCTGTTGGATGAGCAGGACCGCTTTATCGAGGGCCTTCTCGATCTGAGACTCTCGAAACAGCCCACCTGAAGGGATGTCGGTACCTTGAGTCGTCGGGATGTTCCGGCGGATAGAGACGAGCTGCTCGTCTGCCGGCGCGGTTCCAAATACAACCGTACCCCCAACGGTCGATGTATTGAGCGTGACAGAATAGTCCACCCCGAGCTCGGGCATACTGATCACCTCGAGGGTGTCAGGGTCAACGATCGCGACCACAACGTCGGTGTCGTCGAAGACAGAGAAGCCAAAATCAAAGTCAGTCTCCGACCCGTCGGTTTCGAGAAGAACTGGTTCGTACGTTTCAGTTACTGACATGGCTTACCTCCGTGTAGTGGATAATATGACTGCTTGTAGGGGTTTGTCAATCTTCCTCCGACTTGGTCCGGGACTCCGGCCATCCGGCGATCTTCTTCGCCCCGTTGATCATGGTTTCTGGGTCAGCGGAAAAAAGGTCATAGACGCCTTCAGGAACACGGGCGAGCCACCCGGTAGGGACGGGAGACACTGCGTCTGCAGCTTTCCCCGCGGCTTTCCCTGCGCTCCACATTGTCTCGTAATCGGGCCATGTGTCTGCGACTTTAGCTATCTCTTTGCCGAGCTTTGTAACGTCACGGATCATGGAACCGATCAGCGTAGTGTTCGTCGAATCTTTGAGATAGAACGGAAGATCTGCCTCGCCGTCCGATATACCTTCCATGAGTCCTGCCGCGATCGAGCGGATAGTCTGCCCGAGAATAAGATGATAAGAGAAAGGACCCGTGACCATCGCGAGCGCAGTCTCCCACGGCTCCCAATCGCCTGCTGTCACCGCCACTTCAAAGAGCGGGACATAAACGTGGTACGTGAGCATAGAGCGGATAAAGTCTTTTCTGCTCATGCGCCCCGCGCGGAATGCTTTATGGACATTCATGTATCGGTCAAAATAGATGGCAGTGGTTCTCTGGAATATCGTCATCAAACGGTTCCAGAGATCTGAACGGTTAAACGCAAGCGGTGTTTTTCCCTGATCCATCGACTGCTGCGTGGCGTCAATAGCGCGAACGGCTTCCTGCGCAGCGAACACTTTACGCGCTTCGTCACTTGACAGCTCTGGCTGGTCTGCCTGTATCTCTTCGATCATCTGCATATCCCGCGCGGTCAGTGTTTTTGACATACGATGGCGGTATATCATCCAGCCTACCGCGGCAGAAGCAAAACGATCGCCGTATCTCGGAGCGATCGTGAAGAAATCGTGGATCTGCTTGGAAGTAGACCCCTTCATCTTCCCTGCCCGGCTCTGCTCCTGGATGTACAATACCGCCATTTCGTAGAGTCCGGCGAAGCGCTCTTTCATATAGTCGGTGTCTGTGAGCATCTTCAGTTCCCCGGACTTAATTGCTCGTGGGAGATCGGCAAGCGCCTGCACGAATTCCACCGGACCTCCGCCCTCTAAGTCCATCGCTGCGGCGACGCCCGTGAGCTGGCGGATAAAGTTCTTGGGTGTAGACACTTGGTTGCGGGCATACGTACCGAGGATTTTAAACATCCACCCCATCACCCGGCGGTCTGAGCTACGATCCAGACTCCCGCTTGAAAGCAACTTAATGTAGTCATCGAATACCGCGGGGATACCCTTGGGGAGTCTTTCCGCGAGGATCCGCTTGATCCTTTGGTTCTGGAACACCTGTTGAAACTTGACCACATAATCCGCGTAAGAAACAAAATGAACCATGTCCTCCATGTAAAAAGACATCGCTTCAAAGATATCCGGGACCGCAAAGAGGGCCTTGCTTTTAGTGCGGCGTTTGAGCGAATCCACATCCGTCGGATCAAGACCATCAAAATCCCCGGAAAGCATCTCGTCAATCACACTCGTGGTGTCCGCGATACCCCCCTCCTCAAGACTACGGGCCATGTAACGCATGGTCATGAAATAGTTGTCCACTCGACGAAAGGGTTTTCCGGTCAGCCGCTCGTAGACAGGCGCAATCTTCTCCGCCATCCAATCGAGCGCTTCCCTCTGAGCTTCCATGTACGCGTGGTCTTCGCGGGTAAACTTGGTGTTCTCCTCGTTCTTGAATTGCCCGAGCCATGTCTCGTCTACGCCCATGCGGAGCAGCTCATTATAGATCCCAGGCATCTTGGTCATGAGGAAAAGGGACATCGCTTCAGCCTTAGATATATTGACAGAGCGGGGGTCGCCGCCTTCTTGGAGAGGCGCGAACGGCACATCGATAAAATCTTTCGTACGAGTCCTGACCCAGATGTCGAGTGCTTTCTTTCCGTAGATATCGCGCATCTTTCCTTCGACCCACTCCTTCGCTTGATGGCGGAGCACTACCATCGCCTGATAGGGCTTGTCGGAGGAGAACTCTTTTACGAGCGGCCCTTCCATGTTCTTCGCGCCTGACGCGTTGTCGAGCATATTGAGAAGCGTCATGATAGAGGTGTCGTACGGAGTCATCAAGAACCTGTTCTTGCGCTTATCCTTCTGCCTGGTGCTATCAAAGGCCGCCTTGAGGTCGTCAAATTTCACGTCCTGCGTGACAGAATCTTCGAGCACCTTGGCGATCCGCGCGTACGTTTCCTTCTGCGCTTTCTTGAAATCCTGAAACTTTTGGAGTTTGTTCGTGTAATAGTTACGAAGAATCTCGAGCGCGTGTTTAGCCGCCACCGCGTCATCCTCGGAGTTAGCGAGGTCGTAGACCGCTTGCTCCACTTGGGAGTTCACAAGGTCTGTGACATTCCCTTCTCCGCCCTCGTGCACCTGGGGAACTTGCCCGCGAAAGACCCGACGAAGGTGTTCCGCGAGCACCTGGGCTTCGGGGGTTACTTTACCTTCAGATGTCTTCATCTTCTCGAGCATCTTCCAACCGATCTTCTGATACTCGCCCACCTTCTCCGCGCGAATGAGAGAATTGATATGGCCGACAATCACTCCGATCTTCTCGTTAAATTGCTCGGGCGTGCGGATAGTCAGAACTGAACGAAGCATCGACATCGCCGAACGGCGAGAAAGATTGCTGCCTTTGAGAAGAACCTTGAATGCCTTCTGGATAGACCGGAGGTCTTGGGCGGAAAATTTTCTCCCCATTGTGTAAGCGTCAAGGATTTGGCGAAGCTGTTGCCGCATGGCAATACGGACTTGCCCGGAAGTGAGAGCGGCATTGCCTTTGAGTCGCTCTGCAATCGTCTCCATCCCGCCAAGCTGACGCTCTGCGCGGAGGAGAGACTCGACCGTTTTCGTGAGTTCAACCTCAAGGGCCTTGGCCGCCTCTTTCTGGGCCGGGTCCGCCTCAAGCTCCACGAGTTTCTCGTATTGCTCCCGCGCGGTCGACTCGATGCCCGCGACCTTCGCTTCCGCTGCCTTGACCGCGCCCTGCACGCTTCCGGGATTCTGGAGCGCAAAATTGATGTCGTCGATTTTCTGCTCAATCTCAACCTTACGCACAGGATCGGCGGTCTTATGTTCCTCTATAAGTGCATCCCCTTCGGCGATTAAAGCCACAAGTTTTGGGCTTTTTTCAAGCAAATCCTGATGCTTGGCCTTCACATCTTCCAGTTCCGCGCCGAGTTCGTCGAGCTTCTGTTGCGCTATCCGAGCATCCTCATCCTTGAGTCCTTGACGAACCCCCTCCATCGTACGGATATCTTCGCGGAGTTTGCCTATGCGTTTGGGGAGAGCCTTGGCCGCTTCATCCGTCTGCACCGCCTCCATGAGCGTCTCGTACCCCTGATACTCGTCAGGCATCGTCTCGTCCACGCGCTCGGGCATAGGGCCGAGTTCAGACTTCCCCTCCACTTTCTTGAACGCCCGGTCAATCCACGCGACGTCTTGGGAAATGTCGTAATGGTCAATGAGGACGTCATACACGGATTCGTTCGCACGGAGGAATGCTTCGTCTACCGCGGACGCGATGGACTCATGACTAAGACCCGTAGCTTTTGTGTACTTCGCGATCTTATCCCGGCGGAGTTGAAGTTGTCCTGCCACGCCCGCGGGAGAGCCGATCAAACCACCGACTACAAACGCTACCGCGTCATCGGTAAGATCTTCTTGAAAGTTTCGCTCCCGGAGTTTTGTGGCAATCTCCGTCTCGGTCTGGATACGCTGCTGGATACCTTCCGTCCCGCCTTCAATGATCCCGCCCTCTGCCCCGGCAACAAGAGCACCGGTGATACGACGAGCGATAGCGCCTTTGACCGCGCGAGACGCCGCCGGACGGAGCAACCCCCCCAACGCTTTAAACGAAGCGAAATCAAGAGCCGCGACGGGCGCCGCGTAATACGTACTTATGTCGTCCGCGAAGTGGGCCGAGTACCCCGCGTCCATAAGCTCCTGCGCCATCGCTGTTTTTTCTTGGGAGAAACTGGAGAGGAAACCCATCGAAAGACCCCCTACTGTCCCGCCTACCACTGTCCCTGGGGGTCCGCCTGCCGCGGTACCGACAGCCGCGCCAACCACCGTACCAGCCATCGACGCCAAAATCATGCCGAGCATAGACCCCGCCGCACTTCCAACGCCGGACGCAACCTTCTCACCAAAGTCCCCGGGCTGCGCGCGATTCTGCTCGTCGAGTGCGATCTTCTTCCTGAGCGCGAGTCCGAAGTTTCGCATCTTCTCCCCCACGATAATCGCCGGGTTATCTCGCACTTCACCGGGGGTGTCCTTCTCCATATCCTCTTTCATCTTGCGCCCGGCGAGTAGGAATGTCGTGGCGGGAACATCGATCGCTTGCTGGACGATGCTATCCATAAACCCTTGGCCCGCGAGTTGAAACCAATCGGGCTTTTTCATGTAGTCAGAGGGGTTGACCGTGGGAATCCGGGTAAAAGACTCCGCTTCGTCTTGGTCAACCTCCGATAAAGTCTGCTCGTGCGTCGGAGGCGGCGGATTGTTGGGGTCAATCTCTATGACGGCCATATCATTTCCCCGCGTTTTTCTTGAACTCGTCCGGAGTTTTATAGACGTAAGCACCTGTCATGGGGTTCACCCCCGAGAAAAGGTATTCTACCCCGTTAACTTTTGTCTTCTGCCCTACAATAAATGGGGCTTTCGTCACCGGATCACGGTAAACCCCCATTTTATCAAAAATACCCACACGGTTTTCCGCAGCATTCCCGTAAAGGAGACTGATCGCGAGCTGTTGTTTATTCTCCGGGTTTCTCGACTCCTCGGGGAACTGATTTATCTGGCGGGTATACTCCACAAGAACTTGATTTCTGTATCTCGTCTTCTCCTCCGCCGACAAATCCGTACGTTGCTTCTTAAAATGATCGTCTATGATATTGTAACCGACCGAGTAGATGTCTTTAGGGTTCCCCACCCAATCGTTAAACCCATAGTTACCGGCTTTCTGGAGCGCTTCGTTGAGCGAGGCACTCGCGCCCTTCGGGTTGATGTCGGATTTGAGCTTAGTGTTCAAAAGCTGCTTCTTCTTCTCATACTCCACGTCATCTATCGCGCCGTCAAGATGTAGATCCTCAAGATCCGCATAGAGCCCAATAACATTGTCGTAATCCGAGGGTTGAGCTTTTGCTTTCTTCTTCCGCCCCGCAAGATAGTCAAACCACCGGGACTCAAACTTTTCAGCGGCCGTCTGCTGATCCCTCGAAAGCTCGGTTTTCGACACCTGCCGGAGCCCCATAGCCTTGTCACGATTGGCGTATAGTCCCCGAAGATAATTCTCCGTTACAATCTTCTCGCCGTTCACATCAGTATCATTTTTATGGAGTTCCGCCCATTGTATCTTGCGATTCACATCCCCGACTGACATCTTGCGGTCGCGGATAAGATCACCCATCTGGGCGAGTTCCACGGAGGCGGTTGCGTAGTTCTTGAATTGCTCGCGATACCCATCGCTCACCATCGCGGTGTAGGCAGAGGCGGTGTAATGACGGAGGAGGTTTTTGTTCTCGATGATGCTGTCATACTTCCCTTCCTGCAAGTCCACGTACGTCCCCGTCGCGTCCGCCCGTATGCGGGACGACAAATGATTATCCACCACAGCTTTCGTCGTGCGGTTAGAGAGTTCCTTGATTGCTCCGGGGTCGAGAAAAGCCGACGCCTGCTTCTTGGCATTTTCAATCGACTGTTCGCCTTCGACGACGTTGTTAGGGTCGCCTATGAGCGCCTTGAGCTGTTCGGGCGTGGTCGCAGATTCGGAGGCATACTCCACATCGTAGAAATTGCCCTTCGCGCCGTCGACTAAAATCTCTTTCTCTCGGTTAGTCGACCACCCGACTACGCTATCAATCTCCTGACCCGTGAAGTTCATCTCGTACTGTTTAAACTTCTTGAGTTCTCCGCCCGACATCTGGCGACTGAACTCATCGACGAGCGCCTGCTTCTTCGCGTTGAGGGCTTCGGGGAACTTCTTAGGGTCGTTTCTATACTCCTCCTGTAATCCCGCTTTCATGTTCTCGTACTTAAAACGAAAGTCGTTAAACTTGCCCTGCGCGGAGATCGCGTTGCTCTTTTCCTCGTACTGTGCGATCGAGTTCCCGAGCTCCTCCATACCTCTCCCGATAATCTGCCCTGACTGATCCATCCCCGGAGTGCCGACCGCTTGCTTGGAGAAAGATCCCTGCTCGTATTGTGTGATTTTTCCTCTAGGCATGACGGTACCCCGATCCTGATGTTGTTTCTATTTTAGTCCCGTAGTTACTGCTGCCGCTCCCGCCTCCACCTCCGCCCCCGCCTCCGCCAAACCCTCCCGCGATCGTTCCCGCACCGGAAAGAACCCCGGATATAAGGGCCGCTTTACCTTCGTTTCTCATGATTTTTGCTTTCCGGTTATAGAGATTCATCGTCGCTACACCAGTCTTCTCGTATGAATACGCCCGCGCGTAAGACCGGGAGAGCGTTTCTTTTGCTACGAGCAAGGGTGTGCCAATCACTTCCACACCGGATGAGACATACTCCATCGTCTGCTTCGCTCGTAATCGGTGCCCATCATCCCGGATGAGCGCGGCCTGTTTGTAATAGTCATCTCGCGTGAGCGCGCCCTGCTCCTCGAGAAGTGACGCCTCCGCAAATGCCGACTTGTATGTCGAATATCCTGCGTAAATCTTTCCTGCTCCTGAGATCAATTCACCCCACATATTACTCCTCCTCCCCGATATCAGCCGACGGGACGAGCGCGAGGATCGTCATCGGAAGCGGTTGGTCTTGCACAAAATAAAAGCGTTTTTCGTTCGAGTATCCATCCTTGAATTTCGGAAGTTCTTTCAAGCCCGAGTAGAGCGCGGGCGGGCGGTCGTAGAAGCTGTTGCCCTCACGGCGGAAAAGGAGTTCCGCGGCGGTATAGAAGCCCTGGGTACCAAACCGGCCACCCATCGTGTGTCTGAGCCGTACGAACATCGCCTCGACTGTCTTCCTGCGGCCGATGGCGGTACCCGGGACGCCCGGGATCTCGGTGTCGAGCGTACGGCCGAGTCCAATGTACCGCTTTCCGATGATCGTATAGCGAGCGGGGTACTCGAGCGTGATCTCACCATTAACGACGGTAAGGTCGCCGTGCACCGCGCCGTCGGTCAAGACACCGACCGTTTCGCCTTCAAGATGGTCAAGCCCGGAGATCGTCTGGTCAGTAAGATACCATGCGAGCGTTGCATACGACTGAGAATCAAAATCTTCGAGGACTTTGATCGTCACCTGGGTTGCGGAGATATACGCCACGATCTCGGCGATACCTGTCTCGTCACCTGTTAGATATTTTGCGAAGATGTACTGCCCGACAGAAGCGGTCGTGAAAACCCCAGGGGCCGCCGTAGCAGTGACCGCAGCGCCGGTCTTAGCGCTGAGAGCAAGCGTAGACGTCTGGGTCGTATCCCGGACAAGCGAGCTGTCGAGCCGAACAAATTCCTTCTGGAGTTCGAACAATTTCTTTTCAAAACGGGCTTTGTCGTCGTCTTCACTTTCAATATCGGTGAAGTCGTCGGCGATATCGGGGACTACGGGGTCTTCTGTGAAATACTCCACGTACCTCCGGGTCGCCCCGTCGATCGTGCGCTCCACAAAAACCCCGACTTGATCAAACCCGGTGCTCCGGGGTTCCGTCACGACGGACAAAACCTTGCCCTCTCCGCCGATATGTACGCGCCCCCATCCGGCAACGTCGTCGGACTCGAGGATCGTGCAAGTGAGGAGCACCCCATCTGCGCGAACAATATAGAGCAATTCCGGCCGCCCCTTGGCGTATGCGATCTGGACAATGCCGCCCTGGGTGATTTCGTCAGAGAGGATACTCTTGTCGTACGCCTTGTAGCTGTCTTCCAACAAACTGTATCCGAATGCCCGGAGGGTGAGTCCACCTTGCTCCGTATAATACGTCATGTTGTTCACGACCACGGGCATCATATCTGCCACGCCGACAGAAGACATCGGAGTCACCGCAATATTGGTCGGAGTAATCGCCGCACCGTCTGACCCGCCGTTCGCCTTGTAGACGCCGCTCGTGGTCCCTACGACCATGAAGTTCGGGACGCCGCTAAACCAAAGAATACGATGAGCCTGAAAGTTGAGCGCCGGGATGACAAACACGCAAGCGTCGGTGTCCTCTGTCCCGATAGAGAAATCATCAAACTCGGACTCACCTGTCTCTGAATCAGGTCCACGGGACAGCCAAAAAGTGTCGGGTTCGTTATCCGGACCGCCGATCGCCATGCGCCCGCCGTAAAACCCGCCCGCGGTGGGGAAATCCCCGATCTTCATAAAGAGGCCGTGAATGTACTGAGACGTCCCACCCGATGAATACGTCGTGTAACCCGAGGTATCTATCCTGTTCTTGAGCTCGTCGGTGAGATAGAACGTGTTGGCGTCGATCTTCTCCACCCAGAAGAAGCGAGCGTTCAGTTCGGTCATCCCAACAATATCCGCGATATAAATCTTGTCATACGTCGCGTATCCATGCCCCGCGATCGTCACCACCCCGGCGGCGGCTTTCGTGACACCGGTGATCGCGAGTCCCTTATCCCGGACGATCGCTACCTTGCCATCGGACACCCACGCGCCGTAGCTCGATGTGTCCACGTTTGCGCCCGCGAGAGTCTTGAGCTGGAATGTCGTGGATGAGCCCACGGTGCCCACGAGATATTCCTGCTTGTTCACTTCTGTCATCCCGACCACTTGAGCGATATACACACGGTCGCCTTCGATAAGCCCGTGATCGGTCGCCGTAGTAACCACGCCAGGGTTTGCTTTCGTGATCCCGGTGATCTTCCACTGCGCAGAATATCTCGTATAGGTGTTGATCGACCAAGACGTCGCGCCCGAGCGAATAAGAACACGCGGCTCGTGGTCTGGATGGAAAAGATACATGAGGTCAGCGGTGCCGCAATATTTTAACTGTTTTGCTTCCGCCACGGTGTAGGGGGATGTGATCTCGTAGACACGCGCTGCGGTGCCCGCGGACGAATACGCGGTCATCCCAGCAAAATCCACTGCGTCTCCGTTGATGTCTTTTAACGTGAACGTGTTCGCATCCACGTAGACCACGAGAAAGAACCGGGAGTTTAACTCTGTCGTTCCAACGATGCCTGAGATGTATATTTCATCGCCGGTCGAAAACCCGTGACCGGTGCACGTGATGCGATCCGTCGCGATCGTGATACCGCTGATCGCTTTCCCCGTTTCGAGGAGCACGCCGCCGCTCTTGTGGAAACGGAGTTTATAATCTGTGAACTCGAGGGAATACGCCTGGTCGATGTTGAAACGGAACGGGAGCCCAAAAGCGTCAGCGTTGCCGTCCGTATGAATGCTGTAATGTGTGCCCGGGCGAAAGCGTGCGCCGCCGGTGAGGAGAGGGGTAAAGTTCTTGCAGATCTCAAGACCGCTCTTATAGAACGGCCTGTCGTTACGCGCCCAGACTTCGGGGGAGAGCTCGCCTGATTTGAAATCGTTCTGGAAAAAGTTGACAGACATTAAGAGAATAGGTGCTGGCCATCAGTAGCTCCTGACCTCCGGGCACCCCTCCGTTTTGTGAGCAGTGGGCTTTCGTACCTCATCCGGGGTTTATTCTCTTGCCCGTTCTTGGCGCGGGCTTTCGCTTCCCACCGGTCCCGAAGTTTTTCCATCCCTGAAATGCTTTTGTTCAGTCCCGTGATCGAGTTTCCGAACACGACCGCGAGTTCCGCGACAAGGAGCATAAGAAAAATAGGGTCAAAGCGCACGACTTCCTGCGCGTCGCGGATATACACGGACTCAAGTGAAGACGCTCCGCTGTTGTTGATCAAAAGTAAACGGCCCTCAACGGTGTAGTCCGTATCTCCGGTCACAGGGTCTTCCCCAAAAAACACGGGGGTTATGAAATCATTAGGGAGTTGATAGGCGTCTGAATACCCAAACTCAGGCGCCGCGGAAACGCGAGAGAGCGTTGCGCGCTTGCGGGCGAAATTCCAAGGGAACATCCGAAGAACTGAACGGCGGGTCGCGTCGTACCACCGGGCGCCGAGGGCTTCTTCTTCGGTGACGGGGGCGTCGAGATTCGTGATGAGCTGATTGTGCCGGAGAAGATCGAGGGAGAGATTACAGACTTCAACGGGCGATACCGGTGAACCCATATAATCTCCCCCTCGTTTGGTTATTCGACGTATTCGAGAACACCAGCCATCGTACCAGTGTCGGTACCAGCGGTGTTACCCGTGAGACACACGTCAAAAGCTCCGTACTTCTTCGCGTTGGCCGCGGTGACGCCAGCGAGCAAATATGCTTCTTTGCCCACTTCGTCAATACCCGTAGCCTTCACGTACATTTCTACCAAAGCGGTCTGACCGGTGTGCGGGTCAAGACCATCCTTGATACAGTCCTTGTCGATCTCCGTCCCACCAACCTCGAGAGGTTTGTAGAAACCGAAATCCAGATCCGTCAAAGACGTAATGTTATCGCACGCAAACTTTAAGCTAAGGATCTTAGCAAAAGGCGAGATGCGAGCAATACGCCAGATTGAACCGTTGATATCGGCGGCGGCTTTCTCGAAAGAGAAGCACACCTTTTTGACCGGCGCCCCCACCGAACGAGCGGAGACGTCTTTGTCGGCCTTCTTGCCGGACGCATTCTGCGTCACAAAACCATTGTAAGCTGCCATGACGTACTCCTTTCTTTACGGGGTGAGCGTAATTTTTTGAACGCGGACACCCGCCGTACGAACGGCTCCGAGTTCTTTGATGACGTTGATGATGCTCGTTTCGATCTTCGTAGGATAGTCTTTGACTTCGACTTTTCGATCGAGTGAAACTCCGAGCGCGACACCCTTTTGCGCGAGCGCGAAAGAGATCCGGTAGGTGTCAACCTCCAGAATCGGATCGGTGATGTTGGAACCCGCACCAAAAGCGATGAGGTCCATACCGAGCGCCTGCGTGATGATCCCCTTCTGAATCACATACTGCGAGGTGTAATCCCCGCTGGTGAGCTCGACTTCGCTCATCAGGTCAGTATGCTCGTCACCGGAGATGCCGATAGCGATCGGCGTCACGCCCTGATTACCGACTTCAGCGTCGATAAAATTGGCGCGGATCTCAAGCAACTTTTCGTACGTGAAACCGGCCGTTGCATCGACCGTAACCACGCCGTCCGAAGCCGCCGTCACCGTGGTGCCAAAATTCCGGCCGGTGTAGACAGACGCGAAAAGCGCGTCATAAATCACGCGGTCCGTTTCACGCTCGACAGCAGCGATACAAAGCTGCGCGAGTTGGCTCTGCGGATCGGTGAGCATTCCACGAACATCCTTGTTGTCAACCAACAAGGTCACAACGACTCGATCCCGGGACATTTTCCGACGGGTAAACGCAGCCTCAACGGGCTGAATATCAGGGTTCCGGCCATTTGCGTGATACGCCTGGACTTCCGTGAGTCCATCATAGGCAAAATCATCGCCATTGATGGGCTTGCGGATCGCCAAGGGCAAAAGGCGGGAAGTCATTTGCTGCTCTTGTACGTCAAGAGCGGCATTGAACTCAGTGATTTGCACTGTATCCCAGCTCATGTGATTTCCCTTTCTTTTCGGTTGGCCCAGTTATTCTTTCGTCGGTCCCCGGTCGCCCGGACGCTTACTTAAATGTCACTGGAAAATTAAATTTTTACTACGTTGACATACAACTACCACGGACTAAACTACAAGTCAAGCTCCGCCTTGAATTTTTTTGAGTTTCCCTCGAATTACTTCCATCTTCGCGAGCAACTCCGCGTGCTTCGGGCGGTCCTGGAAAGGGTCCGTGTAGACCGGATCTTTCTGGATCGCTTGCATCTGTGCGATGAGTGCTTCTTTCGTCTCACCACCGCCGGAGCCCGCGCCCGCGCCACCGCCGCGGAACGGGTCTTCGCCTGTGAATTTCTTCGCCATGCCGTCTGTCAGCGCGATTAGGAGCGTGAGCTCTTTTTCTCCGAGCTCGTTTAACATCGGTTGCATCTCGGGCGCGATGTGCGTCGCCATGAACTTCTTCGCGTTCGTGATGATCGTGTCTTTCTGGTCCTTGAAAACGTCAGAGGACAACTTAGCAAACCGCTCGTCCCCGGCTTTCTTGTCCGCGGCTTCCGCCGCGGAAATCATTTTCATGAACTGCGGATAAAGCGTGCTCACCTGGTGCGGAGAGAGTTGCGCGGAATGAAAAAGGGACTTGAGCCATTTCGCCTCCACGCCCTTTTTCGTGATCTCGGGGTTTACGCCTTCGATGACGTCCGGGAGTTTGTAATCGTCCGGAGTCTTGGGTGTGACCTTCGAGTGAAATTCTTTCCACTGTTCGGGCGTTGCTTTATCATCCGGGGTTGTACGCTGACCAAGAAGTGTCTGTGCGCCGTCGAACTTCTTGACGAAATCACCGAACGTGTTCACGTCTTTCATGTACGGTTTTTCAGCAATCTCTTTCGGAAGAACTCCGCGAAAAGAATCTCCTTGAAGCGCGCTAAGAGACTCGGCTGTAATCGCCGCCGCAGCAGAAGCCCCCGAACCACCGTTCGCGCCTCCACCCGCGCCGCCCGCTCCTGCGCCCCCATCACCACCGACAGGAACTCCACCGCGCTCATTCGTAAGACAAGATACTAAAAATTGCCAGAATTTTTTCATGCTTCACTCCTCTCGATGATGTTTTTGGTTTCAACGGACATCAAGGCCCGTATGTCGTGATACAGGGCTTCGCGCCCTGAGTTGAAAATCGTAGAATTGACCGCGATCTCACCATCCGCTCCGACTACAACGGGCTTCTGGTGGAACCCCGAAATGTGCATCAGATAGCGCAACACGATCTCGACGTTCTGGCTCTCCCCCGCGGCGTTGACCGCGATACGCGCTTCCTCGATGATCTGTCTCGCTTTCGCGCGTGCGGTTTCTTTTCGTTTCACATCACTTGCCAGTTCTTCCGGACTTTTTTGTTCGCTCATGTCAGCATATCTCCCGGGCCTGCGCCCCCACCGTTGATCAGGCCATTCATGCCGCTCTGTGTGGCGGTAGCCTGCGCATTTTGTTGGTTAGCGGACGCTTGGTTTTTGGCGATCTCCGCTGCGATCGCTGCTGCTTGAATCTGCTGTTGTTGCGCCATCGACTGCTTATACTCCGCAAAATTCTTTTCAAACTCCTCCTCGGAGACCAAAGTGCCCTCCGGGGCACCGTAAAGCTCTGCCACTTGCGGCATCGTCTTACGCTTGTTGATCCAGAGCATGAGCTCCGGGGCCGCGGCGGAAAACGTCGCGGCAAACTGCCATGTCGATATCAGACCGCGGATTTCTTCCGACCGGAGGATGCGCGCAGCGGGAGAAATATACTCAATCGGGTAGATCTCAATGCCTTGATCTCTCAGCTCCAAAAGTTCATCCGGAATCACGAGCGGTTCAATGCCCGCGGCGGTGAGCTGCGCAAACTGCTCAGACCCTGGTTCCACTCCGAGATCGCCTTCTTCCTCGAGAATAGCCAGTGTACGC